GCTGGCGGCGCAGGTTGCGCGCGCGGGTCTCGGCTTCCAGCGCCCGCAGCGCCCATTCCTGCCACATGGGGTCGCGCTCGGCGACCTCCCATGGCGGGCAACGCAGCCGGTCAGCGGCCACGAAGAACGGATACCAGTCGGGGCAGCTCCCTGCTGCCCCATTGAACGCCAGATAATCGCGCAGCGCCTCTATTTCCGCGCTGCGCTCAGCGCTTCCCCCCCGCGAAGCGCCTTCATCAGCGCGCCACTCACCGCGACCGAGACCGGCAAGGGCAGCTTCTCGGCCAGCGCCGCGCGCGTCAGCGGGATAGGCTGGTCCTCGTCGTCAGTCAGGTCAGCGCGCACCAACACGTCGCAGAGCAGCTGATTGAGGTCGTCAATCCCTGTCGGCGACGCGCTCGCCTGGCTGGCCGCCATCAGCCGCGCCTCGTAGGCCTCGGTGTAGACGCCCGGACGGTAACGCACCTGGATCTGCTTGTCCCCAACCTCCAGCGTCAGGTCCGCTTCGGCGAGGTACAAATCACTCAGTCGTGGCATGCGGCGTGGTTTCCCTTCTGTTCGTCTGTTGTGCTGGCCAGCTAACGCATTGAGAGGCGCAAGCTAACACGCGGCGCCTGCGGATGACTCAGAGTGTGGCGAGCAGGTTCTGCACCGTGATGCTGTAGCCCTTGGTCCACGTGGGGTCGTATTTGCACGTGTACTCCCAGACGGTAGCCACCACCTTCTCGTTGTCGGTGATGTCGCTGGTCCCGCTGACGTAGCCGCACATGTCGAAGTTGAGCAAGTAGTTCTGGCCCGCCTCGGTCAGCGGACCCTGGCAGTTGATGCGAATGAACGCCGTATTGTCGCTGGAGCGCAGCGTTGCCAGATGCGTCATGCCCTCGGCGGTGGCCGGGACGGTGAGCATGATCTTGAACGTCGGCGCGTCCTCGACCAGCGAGTCGAAGCTGGCGTTGGCGCGATTGAGGAGCCACACCGGCGCGAAACGATTGGCGACGCTGAAGCTCGCCTTGATGATCCCGTTTTGCTGCGTCGTTCCCAGCCCCGCCGCGGTGCTGTCCACATAGACGTTGACGTCGTCGCCCACCACCTCCATCGATGGGACCGGCGAGAGGCCTGCTGTCAACGCGAAGGGATCGGTCATGTTCAGGGCCAGGATATCGCCGGAGAGCGCGGTTTTGCTGCTCTCCAGATCCACCGAGATCCCCTTGAGCACCGAGCCGCCAACCTGCTGCGCCCGCACGCTCCCGCCGAGCTCGAAGGTCGCGCTCCCCGGCGTGTCCACATCGTTCGGGCTGCCCGCGAAGACCCATTTCTGCGTCGTCGTGCCCACCACCGTCGGCGTGACGCCCTTCTTGATGAGCATGGTCAGCAGGTAGATCATCTCGGTGTAGGACGGCACGCCGGTCAGCTTGCCCTCGCTCCAGTCCTGCGTGATACGCCCCTCGGCGTCGTGCTTATAGCCCGGCGCGCGGTAGCTCTGCACGGTGGCTTTGGGCGCCATGACGGCCAGGACGCTCTGCAGCTGCTTGGTGGCCGCGACGGGCGTCCCGAAAACCGTCTCCATGCCGACCTGGACTTTTCTGGTGACGACTGCTGGCGCGGTGATTGGCATCTCTTCACCTCACTGCTGGATATAGAGGCGGTAGAGCCCGCCCAGCTTGCGATACTGGATCGTCCCCTCGGTGACGATCAGCGCGAGCGGATTCTCCCGCACACTGTGCACGGCATAGCCGCTCTGGGTCCCATTGACGCCATGCAGCGCGGCGTCGATCGCGTCGGCCACTGTCTGGAGACTGCCGAAATCGTTGACCTGCCCGACAGCGACGACCTGATAGAGGGGCGCGACCATCAGGCGCGCTGACCCAACCACCATCTGGTCGGTCCCCGGCGACTGCATCTGGAAGATCACCCATTTGCCCGTGGTCCCCGCCGGCGCGGCTGCGCTCCAGATCCCGCCGGTCGCGTCTGTCGCCAGCGTGCTGCTGGCCGCCAGCGTGGCCACCAGGAACAGGTCAGCGATCACCAGCTCGTTCGCCATGGACGCTCACCACCTCGGAAACCTCAGCACCGCTAGAACTTCGGCTAGAACTTCGGCTAGAACTTCGGCTAGAACTTCGTCAGGAAGACGAGCTTCGCGATCGCCTCGATCGCGGCAGTCTCCTCATCGAACGCCGGAATCAGGAACGGGCGCGCCGGCATGTGCGCGGTGCCGAACTCGATGTAGGGCCCGTAATCCGTCGCGACCGCGATCGCGGCGCTGGCCTTGGCATTCTGCACGCCGTCCAGCTCGTCACCGGTCGGGAGCGCATGGCCAGGCCGACGCCGCTCGACAGCGCCCGAAGCCTGGCCGTAGCCGCTCTGGTCAGCGGTCACGACGTAGACGCCGTTGAGCGTCGCGCCGGTGTCGATCGCGCCCTGACTCTGGATGTTGGCCATCGCGTGGGCCTGCGTGTCGAAGGCCGCTTTGCGCGTCACCTTGCCCATCTCATCGTCAAGACTGGCGATCAGCTCTGGGATGTGGTCGAACTCGACCTTCAGCCCGAATATGTTCGCCATGAGCGAACCTCCTAGCGAGCCTCCTAGCGGACCTCCTGAGCGACGACCCGCGTCGTCAGCTCGATCGTGCGCGGTGAGAGTACGCCCTGCACATGGAACACCCGGCCGCTCACCAGGTCGGTCACCTGGTCTCCAACCTGCACGTCGGTCCCGTAGGGGAAGGTCAACGTCCACTGCACGATCCAGACGAACGCGCCCGGGTTGGTCACATCCGGTCCCGGCACGCTCTTGAACGTGAAGCGGCAGGCGACGCTGGCGGCGACGACGGTGGACTGCTCGACGATGCCGCCGGTGGCGCTGCGCGTCGCGGGCAGCGCGCGCACGATGCTCGCCTGGCCGTCCTGGGCGGTCGCCAGGCGAGCGCGCAGCGCGCTCAGTTGACGGGAATCGAGCAGGCCCATCGTCGCCATGGTCTAGTCGCCCTCCCCGGTCCCGATGACGTTCGCGCCCAGTACACCAGGCAAGAGATGCTGATCGTACTGCCCATCGGTCAGGAGCGGTGTCCGGCCGCCGTCATTGCTCGGCGCCATGTCCGCGCGGATGATCTCCACGACCTGATTCCACGATTTGCCGATGTAGGACGCCCGCAGCCGCTCCCAGGTCCCGATCACCTGCGAGAGCCGCAGAGACTGCCCGTCCGTGGTGACATCGAACTGCGTGAAGGCGTGCAGCGCGATGCGGCGGTCGAGCAGGTCCGCCGCGGCCGCGTAGAGATCGTACACCTTGCCGACGGCGTAGACTGGCGGATACTGCGCCGGCGGCGTGGCGATGTTGGGCAGCGTCACCGCGAACGTCCACTTGCCGTTGATGTACTCGAACGAGACCGGCGTCAGCACGACCCAGGGCTGATTGGTGGTCGTGTTGAGGCCCTGGATGACGACGTCGGACTCCCAGTACTGAAACTCCGACTGGTAGGACGCCCAGACGAACTGCGCGACGAGCGAGCCATTCTGGCCGGGCTGGATGTCGGGCATCGGCCGCAGCAGCTCGTAGCGGATCTCCTCGCGGTGCGCGTCGAGCACGTCCTGCACCGTCTGATCGTCGAGGTCCTGGGTTGGACTGCCCAGGTCACCGATCAGCTGACGTGTTTGCGTGATCAACTGCGCCATCGAGGAGCGGACGGCCATGGTGGATTACCTCGCCTTCGCAGACGCTGCGTGAGCAGCAGCCGCGGCTACGGGCTTCTCGTCTTCCGCTTCGCGGGCCCAGGGCGGCAGCGGCCGGCCCTGGAGCTTCGCCAGCTCCACCGCCTGCGCGCGCGCCGCGCCTTCATGGGAGTGCGTGTAGCCCTCCTTGAGGCAGCGCGCGATCGTGTCGTCGTGCTGCGGATGCGCGAACTTGTGGATCACGCCGGTCTTGGGATTGCGCAGCCACACCACCGGCCCCAGGCCCTCGAGCGATTGCGCGTCGCTGGGCTGCTGGCCTGGCAGGATCAGGCTAGACTCGCTGGACTCGTCACTTGGATGCGTTGGATGCATGAACTGCCCTCATGGGTTGGAATGCCCGCCAGGCGGGCGAGACGGGCGGCGCTTATACGCATCGGCGGCTTGCCGCGCCAGCCACGTCTCGCACGCGCCGGGCTGCGTGTACTAGGCGTGCTCCGGCACGAGGAACGCGGTGATCGTGCCGGTGAAGCCCGCATCGAAGTCGATGTTGATCGAGCCGTCGGCCTGCACGTGGCGCGAGCCGTCGAGCGGGCCGATCCAGCGGGTCGTCGCGTTGACCACGCTCACATTCAGGTCGCCGACGCCGGCGCGGAACGCTGGCGGGTACGCGCCCGCGCGGATGATGACGTTATGGGCCGCCGCCGCCGTATTGGCGACGCGCAGCAGCAGGTTGCGCGCGCTCGGGCCCGCGGGGATCGCCGTCGAGGCCAGCGCGACGTTCATGCCGTTCGCCTGGTCGACGGCGGTGGCCGTCGGATCGAGCAGGCCCGCCGTCGCCTCGCCCGGCATGGTGTTAGTCGGCAGATTGGTTCGTGCCATGTCTCACCTCATGGGGCAGGATTGCTCGCTGCCCCGCATCATTCAACCGAGGCCAGCGATTAGGCCGGCATCTGGAAGAAGCCGACGGCCAGCGCCTGCGGCCGCACGACTTTGGCGCCGTAGAGGTGCAGGCCCTTGACCGCATCGGCGAAGCGGTCGGGCGGGCGGAAGCCCTCGACCTCCTGGACGTTGTCGGCGAAGCTCCAGGCCATGCGGTGGCCGGCCAGGAACACGTCCTGGCTGCCCGTGGCGCCCTTGGTCCCACCCAGGTGCGGCGCGTTGTTGGACTCGTAGACGCCCATGTTCTCGATCATGCCGAGATAGCCGGGCTGGGCGGGCGTGCTGCCGTCGATGGCGCCCGTGCGAATCTTCGTCACCGCGTCGGGCGTGTTGAACGAGGTGAAGCGCAGGTCCTGCGAGAGCAGCGTCTTGCCCCACGCTGGCATTACGACGAAGCGGCCCCCGTCATTGGGCACATCGCTCTGGGTGAGCAGCTGCGCCAGCGCGACGAGCTCGTCGTAGAGGGTCGTGCCCGCGCCGAGGTTGGCCTGCGTCGCGCGGGTGACGGTCACCGGCGAGCCACTGGAGCCGATCAGGTTGGTCGCCTGGGCGTCCGTGTAGAGCCCGGCGACGAACTGATCGACCTGGTCTTTGACGCGGTAGCCCGCGAAGCTGATCGCCTCAGCCATCACCGCTGGGTTGCCTTGCATTTTGTCGACATCGTCGACGGCGAAGTTGAAGAACTTCGCCTGGCTGATGGTGAGCGTCGTCTGCGCGTCGGTCAGCGTCTGCGGGCTGCCGATGCTGGTGTCCTTGGTGTAGTTGGACACCGTGATGTCGCCGATCGCGTTGATGCGAACGGTGTCGCCCAGCGCGCTGATCTCGCCGTCGTAGTCCGTGTTGCACAGACTGGCGTAGACCAACGCTTTGCGCAGGGTGAGCAGGAGCTGCTTGCTCCATATCTCTGGGATGAAGTTATTCAGGGACACTGACGTGCCTCCCCAACCCTAGCGGCGAGGCACGTTCGCACGCGGCGCTCGCCAACGTCTACCTGACCTGGCCATTCTTCATGGCCTCGAAAATGGCCTGCTGGTTTTGCGCGTACTCCGCAGGCGTCATGCGCCGAATCTGCTCGCGCGTGAAGACGCCGGCGCGGGCCCCACTGCCCGGATTCGTCGCGCCACCGCTCGACGCCGGCGGCCGCTGCCCTTGCGCTTGCCCCTGGCCCTGTTGCGCGCCGCCGCCTGCGAGATAGGGCTTCGCCTTGAGCAGGTCGGCCAACAGCTTGTCAGCGTTCTTGGGCGTCCCGTCGTCCTCGTACTCCAGCTGGTCGCGGATCGCCAGCGCCGCCAGGTCGGGATCGATGATGCCCAGCCGCTGCGCCGCGAGCCGCACTTCGTAGCCCGCAACACGCGCCTGGTACGCCTTGACGCTCGCCTCGGCCTCGGTCGCGCGCCGCTCCAGCTTCTGGGCTTCGCTCAGCTGCGCGTCCTCGATAGCTTTCAGCTTCGAGCGATTGCCGGCGGCGTCGCGACGCGCCTCGGCCAGCTCGGCCTGGACCCGCTTCCAGTCTGCCTCGCTAGGCGGCTGAAATGACGACGACGATGACGACGATGATGATGATGGGGACTGCGGATCGCTCGCCGGCGCCTGGCCGGTCGGCGCGCCCACAGTGGGGGCGGTCGGGTCAGAGGATGTCCCCGTCGGCGCCTGGCCGTTCGGGGTTGCGGAGGTCGGCGCCTGGCCGGTCCCTCCGGCAGCTGGTCCTGTTGGGACTGTCATGGGCTAGTATACCTCACTTGTTAGCTGGACGGCAACTTGCCGTTAGCTGACCGCGGATGCCAGATAGTCTCTGGGGTCAAGCCCCAGGCTACGCATGGTCTTCTCGAAGATCCCGTCGGCGCCATCGCCCAGGAGATCCGCGAGCGTCAGATCGCCCTGCCGATAGGCCGCATACTTCGCCGGGCCCAGAATGCTCCGCTGCGTGGCGGCGTCCTGGTCATCGAACCAGTCCGCGCCGCTCTGCACATACAGCGTCGTGTCGGGCAGGTCGCTGGCGTCGATGCCCAACCCGCTGAGGATCTCGCCCCAGCCGGCGGTTAAAGGGGCTTGACCACAACGGCAATTCAAATGGCTATCCAGCTCTTCGTCGAGGCTGTGCTTGGTGCCATTCATCGCCGTACAGGCCGCGCAGGCGCTGCCTAGCGCCGCCAGCCAGACCCAGCCCTGGACCACATCGCTGTTGGCCCGGTAGTTAGCGAGTTGTGCAGCGCGGTAGCTGCCCAATAGTTCGCTGCGCGCGATCGTGAGCGCCTGGGAGAGCGCCAGGTTGAGATCCCGTGCGAGCCACGAGGCCAGCGTGCGCGGCCCCATGCCCGTATCGAGCGCCTGCATCAGCCGCTCCAGCAGGCGATCGCTGGCGTCTTTCACCAGCCGGCTGAGCAGATCGCCAAGGCGGCCGCCGCGCTGCGACCGGCCGATCAGCTGATCCAGCGCCGCCTGGCGCGCCGCCTTCACCGCCCCGGCCACCAGCAGCTGGTGCGCGTGGTGGCCGGCTGAGAGCAGAATGTTGGCCTGCGCGTCGCCTGTCGCCTGCCTCACCGCCTGGCGCTGCCCCTGCGTGATGTGCGTCGTCGCCGCGCCCGCGAAGGCGCCCAGCGCGCCCTGTGCGCTCGCCTGGAGACGCTCAGACGCGCTGACAAGCTCAGCATGCCGCCCAATGCTCCCAACGCCCTGACGCAGCGCCTGCCGCCCTACGGACGTCTTGCCAGCCTCCTGCGCCGCGCTGAGCGCATTGCCGTAGGCGTCGACCACCGCCGCCAGCGGCGCGCCCACGCTGGCCCGCACGCTCGCGAAGGCGCCACGCGTCGCGGCCGCGACGTGGCTCTCCGTGGTCATCATCGCGGCGCGCTGCCCGCTCACCTGGGTGAGCAGCTGGCGGCTGTAGGGCGTCTGGCGTGGCTGTGGCATTGCTTGACCCCGCCTAGCCCTGACGGCCCGGCACGAACAGCCGCGGCTTAGCGATCGCCAGCGCCCCGGCCTGTGGCCCGAGCTTGTGCTCGACAATGCGCAACAACTGGCGCGCGTCAATCACCATGCCAATCTGCGGGATGACCCGCTCGTCGTCGCTCAGCGTGATGTCCACCTGGCTGATGAGCTGCGTCGCTGGCTCATCGTCCACGGTGAACGTCAGCACCACTCGCACAGGGATCGCTTTCGGCTGATCTTCCTGCGTGGGCTTCACGGCCTCCTCGTCACTCACACGTTGCTCGCTTCCACATAAAACGACGCCTCTTCCGCAGCCTGGCACGCGCCTGTCCCCTGAAATCGGTAATTCCAGACGCCGGCGAGCGCGCCCGTCAGATCGACGTCGGCCGTGTAGACGCCGACGCTGGCCTTCGTCGCCGCCGGCGTCGTCACCACACCCGCTGGGTCGCGCACGGTGCAGGTGACCGTCGTCGGGTCGGTGAGCGTCCCGGCCGCGTTCTTGAACGTGCCCGTCAGCTGGATCAGACTGCCGATGTCATAAGCGTTCATGCCGCCACTCCTTCCGCGATGATGTCGGTGAGCGCGACCACGCCCAGCGCCGCATCGCTCAGTGTCACGCTCCCCGCCTGCGCCAGCGCGTCGGCCAGCGTCACGCTCGCCAGCGCCGCATCGCTGAGCGTGACTATGCCTGGCTGCTGCGCGCCGATCACAGCCAGCCGATCCGCCCCGACACCGACGTCGGCCAGCGCCAGCGCGATCGGCGCGAAGGCCAGCGCCTCGACGCCCGCGCCGGCATCGCTCAGGCCCACCGCCACGGGCGCCAGCGCCAGCGCATCGGCCCCGGCGCCGGCATCGCTGAGGGTGATCGGCGTGATCGTGGCGACGCTCAGGCTATCCGCCCCGCTGCCGCTGTCGGTGAGGGTGACCGCGATCGGCGCCAGGCTCAGGCTCTCAGCTCCTACGCCGGCGTCGGTGAGCGGCACGGTGGCGGTCAGGCTGGTGAGCGCGTCTGAGCCGGCGCCACTGTCGGCCAGCGGCACGCTGGCTGCGAGGCTGAGGCTGTCCGCGCCCGCGCCCGTATCGGAGATCGTGACTGGCGTTGAGCCGCCGCCGCCAGCCGCCAGGAAGGCCGCGATGGCGATGTTACCATCACCCGCCGTCGTGGGGCTTTTGGTCGGCGCGTAGGCATAGGTTCCAGCCGCGCCCGCGACGATGTAGGCGCTAAAGGTGCTCGTCCAGCCGTTGACATCGTTGAGGGTGGTGAACACCGTCCAGCCACTCGGCTCGGTGATGGTGTAC